GCGCTTGGACGGCCCGGCTTTTGAGCATTTTTATCGTTTTCACATTCCGGGTTTACTGGACAAAATCCGGCCCTTTCGGGGGCCAAGTAGGAGCCTCCCAAGCATGCCCCGCGCCAGCAAAAAGGCCGTGACTTCCGTCGCGCCAATCGACACTTCGCGTTGGCCCGCCACCGCCATCGAAATGTGGTCGGTCAAGGAACTGATCCCATACGCCCGGAACGCCAGACTGCACCCCGAGGCGCAGGTCGCACAGATCGCGGCGTCGATGGGCCGCTTCGGTTTCACGATCCCGATGCTGGTCGCCGAGGACGGAACGATCATCGCAGGGCATGGGCGGCTGCTGGCCGCCCAGAGCCTTGGGATCTAGGAAGTCCCGGTGATGATCGCTCGAGGCTGGTCGGATGAAGACCGGCGGCTTTACACGTTGGCCGACAACCGTCTCGCTGAAACCAGCGAATGGGACGTTGGCCTTCTGCGGATTGAACTTGATGAACTTCGGGCAGAGGTCGGCCAAGGCGCGCTGGACGCCATCGCGTTTACCGACCTGGACCTTGCGTCAATCCTGCCTGCCGCCCTGCGTGAGACCGGGGCAACCGACCCGGACGAGGTGCCGCCGGTCCCAGAGACGCCGGTCACGGCGACCGGCGATGTCTGGCTGCTAGGCGAGCATCGTGTGATGTGCGGAGACAGCACGAGCCGCGAACAGATCGCCGCTCTGTGCGTTGACGCGGTCGATCTTTGGCTGACTGATCCACCCTATAACGTGGCCTATGTGGGCAAGACAAAAGATGCGCTGACGATCCAAAACGACAGCATGACTGACGATCAGTTCCGTGCCTTCCTGCGGGCATCATACCTCGCGGCAGACGCAGTAATGCGGCCCGGCGCGGCCTTCTACATCTGGCATGCGGATAGCGAAGGTTTCAATTTCCGGGGCGCGGCCAGAGACGTTGGCTGGCCGGTCAGGCAGTGCTTGATCTGGCAAAAAAGCGTCTTTGTGATGGGCCGCCAAGATTACCAATGGCAGCACGAACCATGCCTCTATGGATGGAAGGATGGGGCCGCTCACTATTGGGCGTCCGACCGGAAGCAGACCACGCTCCTGCAATTCGACAAGCCCAGCAGAAGCACAGAGCATCCGACCATGAAGCCGGTCGATCTGTTCGCTTATCAGATGTTGAACAACACCACCGAGCGGGACGTTGTCCTCGACAGTTTCGGGGGAAGCGGAACCACTCTGATCGCCTGCGAGCAGCACAACCGGCGCGCAAGGCTGATGGAGTTGGACCCGAAATACTGCGACGTGATCGTCAAGCGGTGGCAGGAGTTCACGGGGCTTGAGGCGACGCTGGAAGAGACCGGCCAGACCTTCGCCGAGGTGGAGGCGGAGCGCGCCGCGTAAACGGCGCGCCAGCTATCAGGCGACCCGATAGACCGTGCCCCGGCCCTCGGCCTTTTCGCGGATCACGTTCAGGTCGAGTTTCTTCTTGATCTGGACGGAGATCGCGGCGCGGGCGGTGTGGGGAAGCCAGCCTGTCGCCTCGGTGATCTGATCCATGGTGGCCCCATCCGGGGCCTTCAGGAGGGCGACGACCGCGTCGATCTTAGTCGGGCCGCGCGGTTCCTTTTCTGCCTTAGGTGCGCGCGGCTTGCGGGCAGGCTTCGCCTCTGGGGCCTTTGCCTCAACCAAGGCCAGCGCGGCCTTGCGGCGGGCCGGTGCGGCGAGGTCAGGATCGGCGGCCATAGCGTCGGCGATCAGTTTGTTCGATGCGCTGTGATCGACCTTCGGCGCGGCCTGCGCTTCAAGGTAGCCAGCCATGACGCTCTGCGCAGCACCATCGGCGGCGAGGATCGCCTCGATAGCTTCTGGCTTGATGCCTTTTTCTGCGGCGACCTTGGTGAAGCGGGCGACCGCTTCGGCTTTGTTGGCGGAACGTTTGAAGCCGCCGCCAGTGATTGTGGCGGTCAGCTTTGCGACTTCGGTGGCGGAAAGGTTCGTCATGTCAATCTCCAATCAATGCGGCTCAATCGCCGTGATGGTTGCATAGCGTCCAACTCGGACGTCAATCAAGTGGAAAAGTTGGAAAAATTCCGATGGTCGAAATCCCGAAGCCTTCCCAGCCACAAACGCTGACCGCCGATCAGGCCGGGCAGCTTCTGGGTCGCAGTCGGCAATGGGTCTTCAACCTCGTGAAGGACGGCCACATCGAGAAGCAGGCGAAGGGGAAATATACCCTTGTCGCGGTGATCCGTGGAGCCATGGCCTATTACGAGGACCAACTCAAGAAGACCTCCAAGACGGCGATTTCAAGCCGGGCAACCGATGCCCGCGCCCGTGAAATCGAACTTCGGATTGAAGAAAAGACGCGGGGTCTGGTTCCCCGCGACGATGCAAACCTTGCCCTCGATCTGGTCGTCGGGGAGGTCAACAAACAGCTTTCGGGCCTGTCCGCGCGGATCACGCGCGACGTGTCCCTTCGCCGGAAAATAGAGGCCGAGGTTTATGAGACAAAGCGCAAGATCGCCGAAGCTCTCGCCAGCGGTAAAGAATTTAATAGAACGGGCCGCGATCCTACTGACACCGACGCCGCCGAGCCATCCTGACGTTTGGGGAACCTGCCGGGTCTATCCTGAAACCTCTGGCATACCGGGGCAGCGCGACCCCGGCCTGACAGCATACCTGACCCCGTTTAGCCGCAGGGTCCACTCTGGGACGCACAAGCGTTGTGTCGCCGTAACGGCCGCGCAATCTGGCAAGACCGAGACCATCATGGACTGCATGGGGGCGCGCCTTGATCAGCGCCCGGCCCCGATCCTCTATGTCGGGCCGTCCAAGGACTTTGTTCAGGACCAGTTTGAGCCGCGCCTGATGGAGTTGCTGGATCAGGCCAGGACGCTGCGGAACAAGGTCTCGCGCGGCAAGAGGATGAAAAAGCTGCTCAAGGTCGTGGCTGGCGTTCGCGTCCGCCTTGGCTTCGCCGGATCATCCAGTTCCCTGAAATCGGACCCATTCGGGCTAGGCTTTGTGGATGAATACGACGAGATGATGTCGAACATCAAAGGCCAGGGCGACCCGCTGGGTCTGGCGGAAGCGCGCGGCGATACCTACGCCGACTTTGTCGTGGCGGTCGTTTCGACCCCGTCGCAAGGTCTGGTTGAGGTGGAGATTGATCCGGTCAGCGGCCTTGAAATGTGGGCCGTTGGCGATCCAGAGCAGGTCTTGTCACCGATCTGGCGGCTATGGCAGGCCGGGACGCGGCATCATTTCGCTTGGGCTTGCCCGCATTGCGAGGATTACTTCATCCCGCGTTCGAAGCATCTGAAATGGCCGAAGGGTTCGACCCCGGCTATGGCGCGCCGGTCAGCCTATCTGGCATGCCCGAACTGCGGCGGCGTGATTGAGGAGCATCACAAGGCGGAAATGATCGCCGGTGGCGTCCAGATCGCGCCCGGCCAGACGGTCGAGGAGGCGCGCGAGGGGATCAACGAGCCTGACAACGACACTTGGTCTTGCTGGACTTCTGGCCTGTGCAGCCCTTTCCAGACCTTCGGGGATCGGGCGGCGCGGTATCTGACCGCCCTTGAAACCGGCGACACAGATAAAATCCAGACAGCCGTCAACGCTGGCTTCGGCGAAACTTACGATGCAGCGCAGAACGCTGACGTTCCATCGCACGAGAAAATCCTAAAGGAAAACCGCCTCCCCTATGCTCGCGGCGATGTCCCGAACGGAGGCTTGCGGCTGGCGATGGCGGTCGACGTTCAGGGGATGTGCCTGTATTACGCGATCCGTGCCTTCGGATCGCGGGGCACGTCCTGGCTGATCGACCACGGCCAGTTGTTCGGGCCGACCGCCCATGACGATGTCTGGTCATCGCTAGAGGAACTGATGCTGACACCCTTCAATGGGATGCAGATTGAAAAGGTCTTCATTGACAGCGGTTTCAGGCCGGGCAAAAAGGATCAGGTGCCAGAACACAAAGTCTATGAGTTCGTGCGCCGCTGGTCTTGGCTTTGCGTAGCCACCAAGGGTAAGGACATCCAGCACCCGCCCTATCGCGTCAGCAAGATTGAGGTGAAACCGGACGGCAAGCGCGCCGGTTATTCCATCAATCTGGCGTGGCTTTCGACTGACTTTTTCAAGTCCCTTGTCATGGCCAGGATCAATACCCCGGTCACGGCGGCTGGCGCGTTCTATCTGCACAGCGAAGTCGAGGAAGACTACGCCAAGCAAATCACCTCGGAGGTCCGGGTGATTGAGGACGGCAAGCCGGTCTGGCGTCAGCGCGCCCGCGACAACCACTTTCTGGACTGTGAAGCGATGCTGGCCGCCGTTGGCTACACGCTAAACGTTCAGCGCATCCCCGATGGGGTTTCACGGTATCCAGAAGAAAAGGATACCGATGGAAGCCCGGATGGGGGAGCCAACTCCCCGGCGGGAGAGACCAGTTCCCGCCGGGTTGAGGCCTCGCCGCCCCCAACTCCCCCTGAAAGAGGGGCATCAGGGGGCGGCGGGATGAAAAACCGCTTCGCCCGAATGGGGGCGAAGTTCAATCGGTGAAAGGGCCTTGTGGCATGGAATACAATTTTGATGTCCGGGCCGGAAACACGGGGACAGTGAAGAACGAGGCGGGGTTAGAACTGGTCATCAAGGCTGGCACCCCGCCTGCCGCCGTCGATCTATCCGGCGACACTTTCGTTTTCATCGCCCGTCAAGCGCCCGGATCGGCGGTTCTGTTCCGCAAGGCGTCTGATGCCGAGGGCGGCATTGTCGTGACCGCGCTTGAGGGCCGAGTGGTCGTTCCGTTCACTGTGGCTGAAACTCGTGGCCTCTGGTCTGGCGGGGGTATGGTGCCGGTCGTTTTGCAATACGAACTTGAGCGCCGCCGGTCCAGCGGATCGCAGCGCACTGTTCTTTCTGGGAAAATGACAGTTCTGCCGGGGGTCAATGATGACGAATGATTGCCGCAAGGTTGTCGAGGTCGTCATTGCATCAGCCAGTGTGGTTGAGGTTGCGACCGATGACCCGAAAGTCGTTGAGGTCAGCCTGCCAGGAGTTCCTGGCCCCCAAGGACCGGAAGGGGAACAAGGGCCAGCCGGGCCTCCCGGCCCCGCTGGCCCGGAAGGCCCCCGAGGGTTGATGGGAGAAACGGGGGCGGCAGGCCCACAAGGCGAAACCGGCGCACAAGGGCCGCAGGGCGATCAAGGCCCCGCCGGTCCACAGGGTGTTCAGGGGCCGCAAGGCGGCGTTGGGCCGACCGGCCCTGCCGGGGCAACAGGGCCTAAAGGCGATCCTGGCGACATTGGCCCGCAAGGCGTCAAAGGCGACACGGGAGAAACCGGGCCGCAAGGGCTGCAAGGGCCGCAAGGTAATGTCGGGCCGCAAGGGCCGGTTGGGCCGCAAGGGCTTCAAGGGCCTGCTGGCGCTAAGGGGGACACCGGCGATGCTGGGCCACAAGGCCCCGCAGGCCCAACCGGGGCCACTGGTCCAACAGGACCGCAAGGCCCTGCCGGGGACATTGGCCCAGCGGGGCCGCAAGGCGTCAAAGGCGACACCGGCGATGTAGGCCCAGCGGGGCCGCAAGGTTTGACTGGTCCGACCGGGGCAACAGGGCCGCAAGGCCCAGCTACTCCGATCCAGATTGACGATTACTCGACCGCAGGTGCTCATCTATGGACGAAACCGGCAGGTGCTAAATGGGTCGATGTTATCCTTATCGGCGGTGGGGCGGGCGCTGGTGGCGGTCGCCTAAGGGCCGATACCACGACCGCTGCTTTTTCTGGCGGGGCTGGTGGTCCGGGCGGGCGCGTTGAAATCAGGCTTCCAGCTTCGGCGTTAGCGGACACGGTCAATATCACGGTAGGTGCCGGTGGCACCCCCGGCGCTGGTCGCAACACGACTGCTCAAGACGGCGGTGCGGGCGGCCCAGGCGAAGCAAGTGTCTTTGGGGTTTACCGGGCAAGGGGCGGAACGCAAGGCAATGGTGGGACCGCTTCTGCCGGAACCGCTGGCGTGGCCGGTGGAGCGGTCGGCGAGTTTTCCGCAGGCTCTACCGTTTACAGCGCGGCTGCGGCGGCTGGGGTAGGCAACAGCAACGGGGGTAACGGCTCTATGGGCGGGTTGCGCCCCGGAGGCGGTGCATCTGGCGGAGGCCATTCGGCTGGCACAGCGGCTGGCCGTACCGGCGGCACTGGCGGCCTTGGGGCGGCCTTGCTGCTAAGCGCTGCAACAGCCACAACAGGTGGTGGCGGTGTCGGCGGCTCTAGCGGCGGGAATGGTTCGAAAGGGGCCGACGCGCCCGATCCCGCTTATGGCGGTTGCGGCGGCGGTGGTGGCGGAAACGGAAATTCCGGGAACAACGCTGGCAATGGTGGCAACGGCGGATTTCCCGGCGGCGGGGCAGGATCGGGTGGCGCTGGGACTTTGCCAGGCACCTCCGGCAACGGCGGTACTGGCGGGAGAGGTTTTGTCCGCGTGATCACCCACTTCTGACCGGCCAATCTTAAACTTTAGAGGTAAGGACATGAACTTCATCGCTAACGCGGCGCATATGCTGCGCGGTGCGGTTGGGCTTGCATCAAGCGCGCCCGCCGAACGCCCCGGCCATTCGTCAAAATACATGCGCGGCGGGCGGGACGTGACCTTTGCTGGCTGGCGGCCATCCCTGCGCGAAACGCAGGATGACATCAGCGACGCCTGGGATGAAGCCGCCGCCAGGACCATCGACCTGATCCAGAATAGCGGCTGGCTTGCCGGGATGGTGGAGCAGGCGGTCGCCAACACGGTCGGCCCCGGCCTTCGCCTGATGCCTAAGCCAGAAAACAGCCTTTTTGGCATGAACGAAAAGGCGGCGCGCGAGTGGGGCAAGATGGTCGCGTCGCGCTGGGAGACTTACGCGCGCAGCCCGCAGGAATGCGACATCCAAGGGATCAGGACGCACGGCCAGATGCAAGCCGCCGCGTTTAAGTCTTGGCTTGGGACCGGCGAAATCTTGGCGGAACTGCCGAAGCGGCGGCGCGCCTGGAACAAGTATGCAACCAAGATCAGGGTTATGTCCCCGGCCCGCCTGTCGCGCAAAACCGACACCACGGCCCGGCTGGTAAACGGCGTCTATCTGGACCAGGACGGTATGCCTATCGGCTACCTCGCCACCAAGAAAGACCCGCTCCTTGGCACGGTCGAATACCGGGTTCGTGCGCGGGATGGGAACGGCATGGCGGGCGTGATCCACGTTTTCACGGGGATGCCGGAAACGTATCGCGGGATCAGCCCGGCGACCCCTGCTTTGCAGGTTGGGAGGCAGTTCGATCAGCTTTCCAACGCGACGCTGATGGCGGCCATCGTAAAGCAGCTTTTCGCCATCACGATTACCGGCGACGCGCCAACCGAGGAAATCCTGCAGGGCCTTTTGACTCCGCAAGAAATGGCGCGGTCGATCACCGAGGGCACGTCCCCCCTTGAGGCCTATATGGAGGCTAGCGCCGGATATTATGACGCTTCCACCCTGAACGTTGGGATCAACGGGCGCATGGCGCACCTTTTCCCCGGTCAGGAAATGAAGATGGTCACAGCCCAGATGCCGGGGTCTGAATATAAGGATTACGCGCAGCATCTTTTGCGCGAAATCTGCCGCTGCCTTGGCATGACATATGAAAGCGGAACCGGCGATTACAGCGGGGCCACTTATTCATCTGTCCGCATGGCGACGGGGGAGATTTTCGCAATCACCCTTTTGCGTCGCGCCCATGTCGTCATCCCTTTCTGCCAAGCCACCTATGAGGCTTGGTTGGAGGAGGAAATCGTTGAACACGGCCTGCCGTTCCCCGGCGGCCCCGAGGCTTTCTATGCCAACCGGGTCGCGGCATGCAGGGCCGAATGGCGCGGGACGGCGAAGCCTCAAGCCGACGATCTGAAAACGGCGAAAGCGCACGAAATCTGGAAGCGGCTCGGCGTTATGTCCGACGAAATGATCGCGTCCGACTTGGGCGTGGATATCGAGGATGTCTATGTCGCTCGCGCCGCCGAAGCTGAGTTGCGCAAGTTCTATGGCGTCGAGGACGCGATGCTTATGGGGGCGAACGGCGGCGCGCCTGGCGGGCCTCCCGGCGGCCCTGATGAAGATGACGACGAGGAAGCAAAATGATCAGCATCAACGACAATGATCCGTGCGCGGCGGTGGTAACGCTGCGCACGGTTTACGCCAACCTCGTCGGCGGCATGGCGGCGCAAGGCGTCTCCTTCCAAGCAGGCCCAAACGGGGTGAAGCGCGAGACGACTTTCCACAAAGCGGACCCGGCGGCCCTTTTGGCCCTGATCCGACAATACGAGAACAGGTGCGCGGCCCTTAGCGGGGGCCGACCGCGCCGGTTCGGAATGCGGGCAGGAGGTGCGATATGACCGAGACGACTGACCTGATCAATCCGGCGCAGGCCGGGCCTATGCTGATGCAGATCGCGGATCGGGTTCTTGGCCGCCCCCTTTTGCTCCATCCCTCCAAGGCTGAGGTGATCTTGCATATCCTTGAGGGCCGCTTGCCCCTTGACGGGCATGCGCTGGCCCCGCTTGGCCCAGAGGCGAACGCCTTTACCGGCGAGCGGCGCGGTTCCGGGCGATCCGGGACGTATGCTTTCTCTGGCGGCGTCGCCATCGTCACGATCACCGGCTCGCTGGTGAACCGTGGCGCATGGATCGGGGCCTATTCAGGGGCCACGTCTTATGAGGGGATCGCCAAGCAGCTTGATGACGCTGCCAGCGACAAGCAAGTCCACACGATCCTGCTTGACCTTGACAGTCCAGGCGGCGAGGCCACCGGCATGTTTTCGCTGGCGGCCAAGATCAGGGCGATTGGTGAAAGCAAGCGGGTCGTGGCTGTTGTCAACGACATGGCCTGCTCGGCATGCTACGGCATCGCCTCGCAAGCCCATGAAATTGTCGTCAGCCCCACCTCCATCGTGGGCAGCATCGGCGTTGTCCTGACCCACCTTGATCGCAGCGGCGAACTGAAAAACAAGGGCGTCGCGGTAACGCTGGTTTACGCTGGCAAAAACAAGGTGGACGGCCATCCATTCGGCCCGCTTTCCGCAGAAGTCAAAGCCGACCTGCAAGCCGAGGTTGGCAAGTTTTATGACCAATTCGTGGGCCTAGTCGCGCAGGGGCGCGGGGCACGGCTCACGGAGCAGAACGCCCGCGCCACAGAGGCGCGGACGTTCCTCGGGCAGGAGGCCGTTGACCGTGGCCTCGCTGATCGACTGGCATCTTTCGATGCAACCCTCGCGTCCCTGCAATCCCAGCCGCCCGTCAAGGGCACATCCCAGCAGAAAGGAACCCGGACGATGACCGGCGAAAACACTGTCACTCAAGAGGCCCACACCGCCGCTGTCAGCGCCGCTCGGGCCGAAGGCGAAGCCGCTGGCCGCAAGGCCGGGGCAAGCGAAGCAACCGCCCGCGTCGGGGCAATCCTGCGCAGCGAAAAGGCCAAGGGCAAAAGCGCTTTGGCGATGTCGCTGAGATCGGAAGAGCACACGTCTGAACTCCAGTCACCATCAAGTATCTCGTATGCCGTCT